GGGGTTATACTGTATTCATCAACGGAACACACTGATGCAACTTCGTCCCCACCAACAACGTGCTTTAGATGCCATGTCGGTGAACGATAAAGGTCAGATTATTGTGCCTACTGGTGGTGGCAAGACCATCTGTATGATCCAAGATTGCCGTTCTTTGATGAACGCATTGTACGGCAAGAATCCTACCTTTATTGTTGTTGCTCCTCGCATTATGCTTGCTGAGCAACTCTCTTCCGAGTTCCTTGAGTTTATCACCGATGCAAAGGTGATGCATGTCCACAGTGGTGAAACTCATCACTTTTCTTCTACCAAACCCGCAGAGATTCGTGGTTGGTGGAAGAAGAACAATGATGCACCTCGTCTTATCTTTACCACCTACAACTCTCTGCGTCGTGTAGTCGATGCTCACATCGATGTGGATACTATCTACTTTGATGAGGCACATAATAGTGTGAAGAAGAACTTCTTCCTTGCCGTTGAGCATTATAGTGCTGAGGCAGATCGTTGCTTCTTCTTTACTGCTACTCCTAAGCACTCTGCCACGTTTGCTAAACCAGGCATGAATGATGCTGAGGTTTATGGTCAGGTTATTGAGCAAGTTCCTGTTCCTGAACTTGTCGAAGGCGGGTTCATTCTCCCTCCTAAGGTTGTTGTTCAGGAACTTCAAAACGTTGGCATCGGGCAAACTATTCCCGAACGTGATTGCGATCACCTGCTAGAGTCTATCGACGGCAATGAGAACATGCAAAAGGTTCTTATTTGTGCCAAGAAGACCAAAGACATCATCAATGTTGTCGGTGATTCTCCTTTCATCGGCAAGATGCATGAGAAAGGTTACTCTGTGATGTGGATTACTTCCAAGCACGGTGCTTTCATCGATGGCATCAAAGTTGACCGTGAGAAGTTCTTCGACACCATGAATGAGTGGGGTCGTGATAAGGATAAGAAGTTTGTTGTCATGCATCATTCTATCCTGTCCGAAGGAATCAACGTCCACGGTCTCTCTGCCTGTATCATGTTGCGTGGCATGGATTACATTGAGATCGCACAAACTGTCGGTCGTGTGATCCGTCTGGGTGAAGGTAAGACCTTCGGACTTGTCAATGTCCCTGTCTTTGGCAAGGTTGGCATCAACACTGCTGCTAAAGTTCAGAAGGTCGTTGACATCATCTTCGAGCAGGGTGATGCTGCTATCTCCACCATTCGTCGTTGATTATGTACACTCTCAAGATTCTAGGTCCTGCTTTACTCTCTCTGTGTGGTGCTAACTTTGTAGAGGGACAGGGGCAAATTTGTAATGTTGACCAACAACCACCTGCTGTGGTAAAATACTATGAACCAGGAAAGTCCTGCTACATCAATGGCACATTCTACGGCAAGTGTGAAGAAGCAAATGCCAAGTAAAGAGAATCTCATCCTAGCATTGATTCAGGTTGAGAATATATCTGAACTCGTCAAAGATAACCAGTATTATGGTTTTATGAGTTCTCACTTGCTACCTGTCAAGTATGAACTAGAACGGCAACTCTCTCTCATTAAATCCAACGGAGTAGCATAATGAAACTCATTCAATTCGGCATCCGTGAAGATTATGGTAAGGAGTATTATATGACGATCCTTACTACAAAGAAATATTCTCTACTTCAGGTGTCATTTGATGTTGGTGAGTATGGTAATTGGATTGAGTTTCCATACCTTCAAATCTCTATGGGATATGGTAAACTATTCTCATTCCTACTTTCTATTGGTAAGTTAGGATTTACATTTGACATTGCTGGTCGTAACTGGAGGGATGAACTGTTTTATGCCTCAAGAGATTATATGGAGTTAAAAAACAAATGAGTATCCCACATTTCAAATCCCAACATGATTGGGAAGCATTTACCCAAATCTTTGATAGTCAGTGGCATTGTAAAAGAGCACTGATGAATCGTGTCAAGGATGATCTATTCCCTGGATATGATTGGCACACACTAACACCAAAGACTCTTGAAGTCATCAATGATATGGTACAATCTATGTTGTATGATGTAGATCGTCAATTCAAAGAGAC